CGGCCTGGACGAGTTGCTCTTCGATGGTCATGCTAGTCCTGCGGAAATTGGCAACCTTGGCCGAGGGGACGACGGCCTCTTCGACCTCGTCTTCGACTTCCTCTTCGGACTCTTCGACGACTTCAGGGACATCCTCGGGGGCCATGACTTCGACGCCCAGGGCGGCCACGGCCTCGCGGCTGTCGGCACGGTTGTCGATAAACAGGTCGACGCGCTCACCCTTGTCCAGGCGTTCCTTGATGACGCGGGCCTTGAACGCCGGCGCCTCTTCGGAGCCGTCATTCATAATCAGTTCCTGATACTCCAGACCAGTGGCGGCGAGGTCGGCCACGGTCTTCTCGCGGTCGGACTCGGGGCGGTTGGTCAGGATGACCACCTCTTCGGCGGTCTCGTCGATGTAGTCGATGACGCGATCGACGGGCTGGCCGTCTTTCAGGATCGTGTCGTCGATGTCGGTGAAGATGCGGGGCATAGGATTAGAAAGATGCGAGGGCCTTGGAGAAGGAGTCGGCGAGGCCAGTGACTAGGCCCTGGGCGGCGGCTTGCTTACCGGAGAAGACCTGACCGCGGAGGGCGGAGTCGGCGACCATCTTGCGCTTGGCACGGATGGCGGCCTTGAAGTCTTCATGAATTCCGTCGACCGAGGCCTGAAGGTCGGCCATCTGCTCGTCGGAGAGGGACGTGCCCTCGATGCCGGCGCCCTTAAGGGGAGACCCGGACGACTTGATGACGACCATACGCACGCCCTGGGACTCGTAGAGTTTGGACATGTCAGGGATGGCCATGTAGACGCCCACGCTGCCGACGGTGGCCGAGGGGGAGGCGACGACGCGGTCAGCCTGAGAGCCGAGCCAGTAAGCAGCCGAGGCCATCTCGCTGTCAGTGTAAGCCATAGTCGGCTTGCCCACGTCGCGGATCTTGTTGGCGAGCTCTTCGACGCCGGTGACCGTGCCGCCAGGGGAAGAGATGTTGAAGGCAATCTTCTCGACCGCAGGGTCGGCAGCCATCGCGTCGAGCGTGGCCGAGATTTCATTGACGTCCGTCACGCCCATCATGCGCTCGAGAGGGCTGACGCCCTTGGAGATCAGGCCGACGATAGGGATGACGCCCACGCCGTTCTGGATATACGGGGCAGGGGCCACGCCGAAGATCTGCGCGAGCATGTCGGAGAAGCCGAACTTGTCGGCCATGACCGCGAAGTCTTGGGCCTTGGACGGGTCGATGAGCATCGGCTCACGGCCCTTGAGAGCATGGGATAGGAAGCGGGTCATTTCTTTTCGTTAAGGTTGGTTCCGGGGAGCGGTTCAGCCTGGTCGACTTGGGCGACCGTGCCGAGCGGGGTGTTCGTCGGGCGGAAGAGCAGCTCGAAGGGGATGCCGTACTGGCGAGCCAGGTTCTGAATATGCGCCATGTCGGCGGCTCGCTTCTCCATCTCGGAGCGGAAGTCGAGGCCGCGCTGGCCGTAGAGCTCAGACATGGACATCAGGCCCATCTCGATGTCGGCCCGGTCGTTCGCGGCTTCGCGGCCTGCGTCGACGGTGACGGACTTCGGGGTCGTCCAGGAGGCAGACCACCAGCGGGGGTCGTCAGGGATTTCTCCCCGGGCGATGCCGTCGGCGATGATGTACTCCCAAGTCGGCTGGCAGAATGATTCGATGATCATGTTCTGGTACTTGCCGAAGACGCGGGCGGCCTTGGCCGTCACGAGGCGGACTCCAGCTCCGCCGGCGGCGGTGACGTCCTTGACGAACTCGTAAGGAAGGACGGAGCAGATGTCTTTTTCGAGAGCCGCCAAAAATCCGACGAAGGTGCTGTTCGGGCGCTTTGACTCAAAACTTTCAAAACGGTCTGAGCTCTCGAGCACGATGGTCTTGCCGCCCATCTGACTTGCGATGATCTCGGCGTTGTTATGGTTCGAGGAAATCTCGGAGGCCGCGTCATCGTCGAGGAAGCCTGAGCCCTTGTAGATTACGCGATTCACGTCGCCATTGTCCTTACACGCCCTGCGTTCGATTTCGAGCAGCTCCTTGACATCCTGGATAGCATTGAGGCTAGACTGAAGCACCGGGACGCCGCGAGAGCCCGAGGCCGTCTCGATGTCCATGACGTGCATGACGGACTGAGCCTCGACCTTGCGGGATGAGCCGTCGGCTTGGTAGACGTAATAGCAGTTCGGCTCGTTATACTTACCGAAGCCGATGCCGTCCCAGCAATCAGCCGGGGTGTCGCCGTCGGCAGGGTCGCCCACGCGGTGGGCCTCGACGGTCTGGATCTGGGCACGGTCGCCGTTGACGACCTTTAGCACGAAGGCATCGCCGTCGCGGAAAGCCGCACGCATCAGCACGCCCTGGCACTGGTAAAAGGATTTGCCGGAGACGTCGATGCGCTTGGACTCGCGCGCGAAGTACTCCTCGTGCAGTCGGGCGACCTCAGGGTCGGCGGCGTGAGACTGCGGACGGATGCCGTCGCCGACGACGTAGATGCAAACGTCATTCAGGATCTGACGGAAGAGCGCGGACTCACGCTCGGCCCAGCGGCACTTCTTGACCATCTCGTTGCGATCCCAGGGCGAGAGGTCGCGACGCATGTCGTCCGGCTGCGGAGCGTAGATGACGCGGCGGGCGTAGGTCTGCACGGTCGAGCCCCACTGGTTGCCGCTGTACTGATTGTTGAACGTGGCCCCACTCGACGCGGCCTGAGGCGCGGTCGTCGGCTTCTTCCTCGCGGAAGACTTGGCGGGCTTCGGGTCTTTCTTGCGGGGGGCCATAGATTATTCGTAACGGTTATCCCATCGGGTGTAAACCATCGTCGAGCGTCGACCATACTTGCCAGGATCTAGACGGCTCAGGGCGAACATCGCTTCGTTAAGCATCTCCTTCGGAGGCAGGGCGAACTGTTTCGTCGCCGAAGAGCCGGAGTCAGAGTAGGACATCAGGGTCTTGCCGTCCATGATGAGCTGGAGAGCCTTCGACTTTAGGTCGAGCAACTCGCATTCCGTTAGACCGATGAAGATGCCTTGGCTCATTCTAGTCCTGCGTTAATTGGCAACGGAGGGGGCGGCGACGCCCATATCCACGCCACGAGCTCTTCTTCCCGCAACTATCGGCGCCGCCGCTTAGGTGAAGTGTCCCCGAGTTCACGCGGAAGGCAAGTCGGTTTCGGTGCTTTCCTTGCCGACGATGCCCCAGCGCACGGCCGCCAGAAGGCCGAGCAGCTCGCAGTCGAAAGCATGGTTGTCCTTCTTCCCCTGAGGCAGGATCCATTGGGGCTTGCCCGTGCGCCTGTCCTTCACGCGGACTTCGGCGTTCATCTGGTCGACGTAGTCCTGACCAGCGTCCAAGGCATACGTCAGGCACCTGGACGACCGAAGCCCGTGCATAAGATCCTTGCCCCCTAAATTCGACCATACCAGGAGCACGGCGCGGGCCTGAAGGCCGGGCACCATGATGCTCTGCTTATCTGAATAAAATCTGCGGGTAGGCTTACCGTCCTTTCCCGTTACCGCAAAGTCTTCATTGCCCGAGCCCTTCGCACACTTCCAGCCACGGGCCGCGGTCTGCCGATATACGTCTTGGGCTTGGTCTCCGGCATCCACAATTACGAGGGCCTTATGTACCTCATGTTTCTTCACGAATGCCTCGAGGTCATTCCAGGTATCAATCTTTGCGAAGGCCTTGAGCCGGCTATGCCCGGTGCGACTCCACCGGCGGATGGCGCAAAAGAAGTGTCCGCGCTGAACGTCGATGCCGGCCGTGCGGAACGGGAACGAGCCTTCGGGCGCTCCATCGCGGTCGACGACGCGGCCCTTCGGGGTGATGACTGACTCCCCTTCCCAGTCGTCGGTCATGTTGTAGTTCGCGGCCTGGGCGATGTTCACGATCTCCCCGCCCTCTTCCGCCCATGGCATAGCGAGCCTCTTCATCTTGAACTGCATCCTCCCTTGTTCACTGCCGTAGACGTCGTACTCTTCCTTACTCTTTAGCATCATCACGGCCAGCTCGCCCCAGCTCATGGAGGCAAGGCTGTTCCAATGTAGGCCGATGTGCCCGGAGTTGGCCGACGATGCTGTCGCGACAAAGGCGCCGCGGCGGTTGGCCTCGAGTCGCGTGGCGTTGTTGTCGGGCAGTCGCTCCTGACAGCCGGCGCATTCGTAAGTCGTGCCGGTGCTGACCTTTTGCAAATCCCATGTGCCGGTCTGCTTTGCCTCGTCCGGGAAGCGGACTTGCTCCCACACCCAGGGCTGAAGGTGGTCACACTTGGGGCACCGAAAGTTCCAGTCACGTTGATCGGTGGACTCGTGCAGCTGATGAAACTCCTGACCAGCCCGTCCGCCCTGGGACATGAAGATGCGTTTGCCCATCCAGCCGAAGGCGGTGACGCGCGCGCTCAGTTCCGCAAGGTGCCCGGGCGGTGCCATCCAGCATTCGTCGGCGATGGTGTAACGCAGGGACAGTCGCTGAAGGTTCGCCTCATTCCACAGGCCGCGACAGTAGAGCGTCATGCGGTCGAAGTCCGTCGTCGTCGAGCGATCCATGTCGTCGACCGAGATGCGTGCCTTCACCGGCGGGCAGTTGTTCCAGACGGGCCGCATGTAGCGAAGGGCGAAGTCCTTAGATTCCGCATCCGTGCTTTGGAATACTGCGGTAGGGCCTGGGGCGTTGGCGATGATATGACAGGTGAATAGGCGGGCGAAGAGGGACTTGCCTGACTGGATGCTGGCGAGCACGGTGAGCATCCGCGTCTCAGGGTCGGCCGCGATGCGCAGCGCCTCGGCGATCCACGGCGTGCGCTCGGAGCGGAACGGCCCGGGCATCGGCGAGTCAGGGATGGCGAGCACGTTCTCCTCCAGCCACTCGACCACGTCGCCGGAGTCGGACGGCTTGAGCACGTCACGGCCTACGCGGAGTAGGTCGGACTTATTCATAGAGCCCTGCCTCCTTCAGGAGACGATACAGCTCGTCGGATAACTCCGACCACTTCCTCGGCTTGCGCTTGAACGGACGCGACGGCTTCGGCATCGGCTTGCGCCTGGGCTTGGGCTTACGCTTCGTCATTGGCGGAGAGGTCGGCCTTCGTCTTGCGTACCCAAGTCTCGAGCGCCTTCACGGCCTTCGCCGGGTTCTCGGGGTTGCACCCTTCGGCCACGTCGAGGGCCAGCTTGTCGAGGCGGTTGACGACTTCGCCCATCAGCTGACGCATGGCCTCCGTCGCTTCCTTCGCGGCGATGTAGTCCTTAGCCAGGATGAGCCGGCGCTCCTGCTCTTCCTCGAGGGCGACGAGGGTCTTGAGCGATTGGTTGTAGGCGGTTTGATACTTCCCCTGGTTCGGGTCTCCGCCCTCCATCGACGCAAGCCAGACGCCGCGTGCCCGACCGACGAGCGCCCGGTGTTCCGCGATCGTGTCGGAGAGCGTTCCGTCGTCGAGCTGCGCCGGCGCGGCCTTCGGCGCCTTCGCCTTGCGCTGCTCATCGCGTTGAGCCCGCCATGCCAGGGCGGCTTCGATGCTGTCGGTGGGAAGGCCTTCGCGTTTGAGCACGCTCACGCGCTGCGGCGTGATGTTCAAGGCCGTGCCGATCTCGAGGTTGCTGAGTTTACGCGTCATGGCCGAGTGCTGGAGTTCCCCCGTTTGCTGTTTTGGTCAAAACCTTCGTTTCC